TGTGTCTTTCTTGAATAGGTGTTCGGTTGCCGGCACTCACGCCAGAAACGTGAAATTGTGCCAGTGCACCTTTAATTTGTGCAGCACAGTCTTTTGGACAATCTCCAACAATTTTTACCTTAAATTCGTAAATCTTTTTGTTTTCTGTCAAATAATCTTTAAATGATTTCATAGTATGATCCCAGTATTGTATTTATTTCATTTGCTTTAGTTTTTCAAGCAAGCTGTTTCGATCTGTGATGATAACACCGTCACCTGTGAGGTTGATGCCTTCGTCTGCGTTGTTGGCATCTTGGTCTAACTTCTGTTTTTTCAACTGGAGATCTATCATTTTTAGTTTTTTGTCTAATTTTGCACTTTTTGCATCAATGGCGTTTTTCAACATGGTGCCGGCAACTTCAAATAATCTAGCACTGTAACGTGCTTCCACATTCATGCCAAGGTCCATCAAATCATCGTAAGCATCAGTGGCTTTTTTGGCTAAATCATCCAACTCAGTATCTGCAATATCGCCTAGACCCTTTACTTGAGGTAATGCTGCTGATATTTTATCGTATTCGCTGATGTTGCGAAGTAGCGGAGCAACTTCTGTTTTTGCTTGACGTTTTTCATCGTCCTTAACAATTTTCTTGCTTTCAGGCAAATTTAATAATTCTTCTAGTCGTTTTGTCATATACTTACTTATGCTCACATCTGACTGAATATATCATTTTCATTGAGAATTCGGAATTTTATGCCCTGTTGCCCGCACCAAAGTGTGGCTGCTTTCCATTTGGCTTGATTTTTAACAAACTGTGCTTGATTGTATTTGTTCTTGCCCACACGCTCAAGAATTGTTTGACTTGCTGGTTTAATTTCAATCAGCTCAGTTAATATTCTGTTCTTTTTATCAACATATTGTATGAAGAAATCTGGCACATACACAGTTTGGCGTTCAGTTAGTGGGTCTCTATAAGGAATTTGTATAGCTTCACTGGCCCACTTTATTATGCTGGGATTATTGTCACAGAAGTTCATGAAACTCCATTCCCAGCTGCTTCTGTATGTTGGAATTTTAGTACCAACATATTTTTCGGGATGTTTAATTACAAACTTGCCTCGTGCGAATTTTGCCATTTTAGATTAAAATGTTACGTGCTTCGTATGTGTTAGTAACTGTTGCAGTTCTATATCCCAACACGCTGGTACTGTCTCTGCTGGCGTTCAGTACCTGGGCTACCACTTGAGTCAATTGTATATCTGTGAGAACTTTTAATGTGTCCATTAATGTAAACACATTTACATTTTCTTTTCTAGATTGTGATAACAATATAATTGCTACTGAATTTGCACTGACTTTATCAAATCCACGTTTGGTAAAAAATGCAACGGTGGCATCAATTTCTCCGGCAGGAAAACTGTATGAATTTGCCAAGTTGGCTCCAAAGAATGTTTTTACATTGATAGGACCAGTTTGTTTTGTTGAGGGTAAATTAAATGCGCTCATGATTACCAACCTGGTCCTTCGTCGTCAGATCCGCCAAATTCTTCAAATCCACCTGCATCTTCAAATCCACCTGCATCTTCAAATCCACCTGCATCTTCTGTTCTAAAATCTGTTTCATAATCATAAGTATCTGCTCCAGTGTCAACTTCTTGCGCTTCTACAGCTGGATCTTCTTCAAATCCTTCTGGATTACTTAATAAGGAACCCGAATCGTCTAATGACTCTTGAGGATTGTCGCCTTCTATTTCACTTGCTGTTCCGCTTGCTCCTGGATTTGCTACATCATCGGTGTTCTTGCTACCAAAACTTGGAAAACTAAATCCTGATAGTCCACTAACTAAGCTACTGGCCGCGCCTAATACTCCTACCACTCCGAGTCCCCTAGCAAGTCCAGATGCCAATCTACTAACAGGTTTACTGGATAATTGTGTGTTTTGATAAGTGTTAACTTGTGCGATGGTGTTAGACAGTATGCCGCCGGCACCTGCGCCGCCACTGGACACAAAACTGGGTGATGTTACACCGTTGGGTCTACTACCCTTTAACGGACTGGGTGTATTGTCGTAATGTGTGTCGCCAAATCCTTCCGGAGCATCTTGGCCAACATTGCCAACACTGTAGCTGACTGATTCATAACTGAACTTCATGTCAAAGTCATGCATTGAATTTTGACTATAATCTAATTTATTGTGGTTCCAACTGGTTATAACTGGGTTATACAAGTGGTAGCACACATACTCGTGGCGGGCCATTTGATATATTTTAATGTAGTTGAAAAATGGGTCAGTACTGCCTGCATCGTATCCGTACACAGATGGTATGGTGCTGTATGCTTTGGTGGCATTTCTGGCATATGCACCTGGAATAGTTGCTGTGTTACTGTCAGCATAGTAATAAGAAAAATATTCTTGCCACAACTGATTAATCAATCCCATGTTATCATCGTGAAACTTGGCTCCAATTTCTTGGTAATTCACACGATACTGCACAATCTTTTTTCTGTTGTACTGATTCAATGTTTCTGTCACTATTGCAAAATTAGGTAAATCGATACTTTTAACCAACATGTTGATTTCTTGGCCGTATGACGATACCAGTTTAGAATTTTTTGTATTGATACCAAACGACACGTGAAATTGAAAATTAAACTTAGGAGCAAGTCTAAACTGATCAACATTGAACAAATTGGCAGCATGAGCATAGTCCCGAAAAATTGTGGAACCGGTCCTGGTGAGATTAGAGTTGGGTGTGAAGGCCATAACTTTATTTATCGAAAAAATAATGTACGCACTTAACTAACAATCATAATAAAACCCACCGAAGTGGGTTTTTGTATTATGAACCTAAAACAGTAGTTCCGCCTGGGAATGTCTGTACTGTGGTGCCAGAACCAATTCCATTAGTTGGATTCAACTGCACAGCATTGTCAAACTGTATGCTTAGATCAATCATTGCAGGAGTTTGTTCGCTGTATTTCAAATCTGTATAGTTTGTTGAAACTATGTAGCAACCATAGCACACCCATGCTTCCAACACAGTTGGAGTGTTAGTGCCGTTGCCGCCATCTAACATTTCAATACGCATGGTGAATTTGTAGTCACCTGCTGAAGCTGCACTGCTTTGTTCAAAGAAGTCAAATTGCTTTTGATTCTGTTCACCAACCAATGTTGTAACTTGATTGGTAACATCGTCTCGTAATTTGATTGAGATAGGATCCCAACTTGGTTTGCCGGCATAGTGAATAATTGAATTGTAAATCTCAATCTTTTGATCCGCAAATTTCACACTTGGACGGGCTGCTTCTGAAACTTGTTTTGTCAGTTCAGTTACTGCGCCAGACACGCCAAAGTTTTCAAACGAAATACGAAATCTGTATTTTAGTTTGGGCATCAACAAGCCTTGCGAGCTTGCACTTTGGTCTGATGCTAACGGTACTGTAAAGTTTGATAGAGCTGCAATTGCCATTTAGTTTCTCCTAATTATGTGCTCAAGCCTGCGATGCCGCCAGTATTTTCTAAACGCAACGGAATGTAAATAAATTCCACAGCTTTTACTGGCTCAATGGCTATGTCGACGTGTAGTTCGTTTGCATCAATTCTAGACGGTGTGTTGTTTGAATTATCGCACACTACTAAGAAATCATACAATGCTCGTTGTCCAACTAACTCAAGCAATAGTTTTTCAATCTGTTGTTTGATTTGGTTACGTGTGATAGTATCGTTTGGTTCAAAGATATATGGTTTAGCAATAACGTTCAATTGATAACGTAGATAAATCACCAAACGAGCCACATTGATACGATCCAAGCTGCTGGCCACTAGTTGACGTGTTTTCTGTCCGTAAACCACTAATCCTGTTCCAGCAAGATATGTGATTGGATTAACATGAATGCCGGCCATTGTGTCGCGTTGACCTTGATTCAATGCCACTGTAACAAATTCGCCTGAATCGCTTGTGACATAACCAACGCTGCTTGCGTTTGATACGCCACCACGACGTACACCAGCTGGTGCAAACCATGGATAAGAAACATTGTCGCTCAGCGCAATTGTACGCAACATGATGTGACTTGGGGGAACAACAATATTGCGTCCGTTCAAGTCAGTTGTGTATCCCCACGGATAGTAAACAGCACTGTACGGACTAGTTGCAATCAATCCCACGTCGCCATCGATAGCTGCGCCGGCAGCGTTGTTACCCCAGTTGCTTAAACTTGTAGCATCTGGTGTCAAGCGGGCTGGTGTGTCTAATACGATAAATGCTGATAAGCCGTTGTCTGCATTCAAACCATTAAGTGCGCTGGCTGCTTCTAAATAGCCTGGGCAAGCCAACAAGTTATAGATAACTGTGTCAGGTTGACGAATGCCTTGATTGCTTTGTATTGTGGCTTGAATCGCTTGCAACACCACAGCACGTTGTGCTTTGCGGCCAAATTGTCCAACACCAAATGTGTCATTTGGAGCTGCTGTTACCCAACGATCTGGATAATAGTAAGTTTGTGCAGCATTGCCCATGCGTGGATTTTGTTCTGTTGTGTCAACATATCCAACTTCATATCTCTTAACATTGTAACCACTACGGCGTGTGTTCCATAACAATGTTCCTTTTGGATACAATGCAGGATCTGGAGCATCACCATCTAAGAAGTTACTGGCAAGCAAACTGACGATTGTGTCAGGAGCGCCGGTGCCTTCAAATGGTGAACCCAAGTTACCGTTGGTGCTTTGATCACTCCAACGTGCATCACCGAACACAATACCAGCACTGGTCACTTGATCTGTGTTGTCAATCAATACCCACTTCTTGTTTGCAAAATCCCACTTGTAAATGATAGGATAATTTTCAGTGTCGCCTGTGTAGATCCACAAATCACCGTTGGCCAATGTTGTGCCAGTACTTTGTGTTTTAGGCATACTTGCGCTAATGATAGGACCGTTAGGATCTGTATCACCCTGTGTGCCGAATGGATTATTAATTGATTTGCCGCCTTTGATAACAGCACTACCCACTGTGGTATCTACACTGCGATAGCCTACCCAGCGTGAACCATTGCACACCATGATGTCCACATCATTTAGGTAGCTGTCATACCACAATGCACCGTCTAAAGGAGTTGTGGTCAGTGGAGTTGCACTTGGTGTAGCATATGCTGAATTACCAACCATTGTGCCCCATAATGACGCCATTGTACCTATGCCAGACGGATTTGAATAATAGTTCAGTGTCGAACCAGCTGTGAACAACTTGCTTAGTGTGGCAGCTGCTCCTGAACCGTCCACAAACACAATGTCACCGCCGCGTTGGTGAGTGATAGTGATTGAAAAATCACTGTTAACTTCTGCAGATACCACACTGCCAACCAATGCTGCTTGCAATGCTGCAACCAAATTGTTTGCATCTGATTGACTATTTCCAGTACCGGTAAATGCCACAGTCACTGGTGTTGTCAAGTAGCTGGCGTAACCGTCAGCATCAACAGTGCCAGGTGTTAACGAAGTTTCTGAAATTGTGAAACTATACGCGGCAGCATTTGTAAATGTGCTGTTGCCAACTGGACTACTTGTAATTTTTGTTACGCCGGCTGCTGTGCGATAATAAATTTTGAAATCTGCCAAACTGTTGGTAGTAAACCCACCATCATTGAATTTCACATATGCAGCACTGGCTGAAAGATTAATACCGCCGCCAGTTGGATCCAATGTTGCCAACGCTGTTCCGTTATTTGGCAACAAACTAACTGGCTTCAAGACCCAAGCAGATGTGTCTGTACTGTATTGTTTAAGCACCCAGTTTGCACCATTGTTGACATTTGTAGTTTTGCACCACACACTGCCTGTGGGATAACCGTTGGCTGTGCTTGTGTTGTCTGCAGTACCAAATGTTGGAACATTGTAGTGCTGGCTTGCTGAAAACGTAGGAGCCAAATAAGGACTTGTTGAGAATCCCAATGCGGTTGCAGCTGTGCCACTTAGTGTTACACTTGCACCTGTTGAATAGATGTTTAATATATTGCCAGCAGCTCCTGCGGTAACACCAAACAATACACCGCCACCGCCGTTAATGGCTGCGGCCAATGCTGCCACTGTGGCAACACCCGACACATTAACTGTGCTGGTGCCGTTGCTGATAGTCAGTACACTGCCACCAGTAGTAACTGTTGTGGTTGCTACCAATTGGCTTGTACTAACTGTGTAACTTGTACCTGTTGTTGGTGAACCTGATGCACTTTGATTCAATGTGTACACGCCCTGGCCGCCGTTTGTGCCTGACACAAACGCAACAATGTAAGTGCCAGCAGTAACTGAACCGCCACTCAATGCCATACCAACTGTAATTGTGCCATTTGATACTGCACTAACTGTCAATGTTGTTGTGGTGATGGTAGCTGTAATGGTCACTGTGTTGACTGCTGTGATTTCTGTACCAGCAACAATTGTGCCGCCAGACAACACTTGTCCCACAGCCAAAGTGCCGCCTGAAACAGTGCCATTCACTGTCATTATCACACCACTGCCAGCAACAGCTGCGCCGTCACCAATAATAGCACTGGCTGCTGAAACACCAGTGGCTGTTAGCACTGGGCTAGCTACTGTGCTGATAGCTGTTGGGCGGCTAGCTGTCCATTGTTGTGATCCAACTGCAACCCAAGTGCCAGCGGCCAATACACCGTCTGTGGCGCCTTTCTTGTAGTATAATTTGTTCAGTGTGGAAGTTGCCACTAGAGCATATGTACCAGTTGTACCAAAGCTGGCCAATGGTGCATTACCTGCTGTGCCACCTATCAACAAACTTGTGTTGGTGATAACTGTCACTGCTTGTGATGTGAATGTTTGGCCGCCGGTAGTTGTGGCAGAATTGGCATTCCACTCAAAAATACCAAACTTGCTTTCTGCGGTATCCAACCAAACAGTTCCGTCTGCTGGCTCGCCTGATGGGCTGTTTGTTGTACCGATCAGTTGTTTTGTATCCACATTTGCACGTACCACATAAGCACGATTGCTCACACCCAAGAAACTGTAAGCTGCTTGCAATCCATATTCGTTAAGTTCGCCAGCATTAACTGGATTGCCTTCTGCATCAGTTTGAAAGTAAGGAATACCAAATGTATTTCCAAGATCCATCTGACTTGTGAGCAACCAAACTTTGCCAGCATTTGCTGCTGTAGTACCTGGAGCAATACCAGTTCCGGCAGCATTTAATTTGTCTTGTTCAGACGCTATAATTATTAAGGGTACGGTGCCAGGTGCTGCCGGTGTATAAAAACTTTCGTCTATTACGCTTACGCTAACGCCTGGTGAACTTAGTTGTGCCATATTTTATCTCCATGTGTACATGTTCTTAATGTATTTAGTAGTTTTTGGTTTTTTATACCTAATATAAGCCCACGGAAAGGGATTGAAAAGGTGTAAATAAAGTATGAGACCACTTTGCACATGCGGACACAGACCCGCAGCTGTTAACTATATTAAGAACGGCAAAACATATTACAGGAGATTATGCGAGGCATGCCTCAAAGGCGGCATAAATGCCAGCATACCCAGATGGTATCGATCGGGGTACCGATTAAAACATCAATGTGACAAGTGTGGCTTTAAAAGTCCGCATCAGGAAGTGTTCAGTGTGTTTCACGTTGACGGCGAACTTAATAATTGCAGACCGGCCAACTTAAAAACAGTTTGTTCTAACTGTGCCAAGGTACTTCACAAAGAAGGCGTTAAGTGGAAACAAGGCGATCTTCGACCAGATTTTTAACCTGTGCAAACAAGTCATCTATAGTGCCATCGTTATCCAGCACATCATCGAAATTGGTGCCCACCCATGCAGTTTCACTGGCATGAATTTTTTCATTCTTTAACCAGTCTTGAGCATTGCCACTGCCGCGATTTGCCTGCATAGCAATGTCCAACCAGTGTGGTTGAATGCCACGTTTCACACACACAATAATGCCGCCTGCTTGTTTGATACTTTTAATTTCGTTGGGGAAACGACAGTCTGATATAACAACGTTGTCAGTGCTGGTGCGTAGTTTGTTTTCCAGGCTAGCAATCCACATGTCATCGTGAAACCCTTGGCGGCAAACTTCAGTGCCCCAATATTGCAGAATCCAGCGTGGCGTAAGATTAGGCATGTTCAAGCGGTTGGCCCACCACGGATCCACTTGTTCACGCCATTCACGGGCTTGTTTTGTGCGGCCTTCCAGCATGGTTCTGTCCCAGCCAAACACCATACTCACAGCATCTTTTAAACTGTTGGCAAACGACTCACGTCTAAAACCGTGGAAGTTAGTGAGATAATCAGCAACTGTGTCTTTGCCAGAGCCAATAAAACCGCATACGCCTATAATCATAGCACCTCCGTTGATGTGCTATTATATAACAGTTTTATTGCAAGGTCAAGAGTTTTTTAGCCAATTACAAATGTCATTCCAAAGCCGCCTGCTGTTAGATCTTGTACTTCTTTATCTAACTTTTCCATTTCTTCTTTGGCTTCAGAAATTAATGCAGTACCGTTCAGAGTAATTGGGCTACCAGGGCCCGCAATTGAACCAAACTTAGAGCGTGCTTGACCCAGTATTTGCTTGCACACTGCAAGTGAGTAATTTCTCAGCCATTGTTTGGCATAGATATCCTGTAACAATACCCAGTCTGGTCTAAAGTTGTAACTTCTGATGAGAATTTGTTCGCCTTGTGCAAACGGACGTTGTAAAATATCCAGAGTGTGGCTGGTGGGTTTCCAGTTGTATTCGATATAGCTACCAAACATACGGCCAACCAGTTTTTGATAGCCAGCAAATGCATCGTATGTTGCCAGTCCACCCATCATGCTGCCTGACATCAAATAGGTATTTGTGTAAGCCAAGTTGAACGGTTCAAACAGTGTGCCGCCGGCGCCAAGTCCAGTACGAGATCCAATTGCTCTGCGAAATACTTCTCTAACACCAATAACTTCATCGGGTAATCTGTATTCGTTTTGATCCTGTATCAGTTCTAAAAACAAATAACTTTCTTCCACAGCATTGCTGCTACGTTGACGGTAGTGAGTCAATGCTCGCTCCAGGGCCAACTCCATGTGAGCTGGATCCAGTTCCACATCAATCATACCATCGCCTAGCATGAGTTTGATAAACTCAAATACTTTATTGCGTTCTACCGTAGAATTTGACTGAGTTGTTGATGGTACGTTATCTGCCATTATAATGTTCTCCTATGGTATTTATCGCTAAGAGTGTCTTACCATAAATACAATCATGCCAAGACTATCTTTATATAAACCAGAAAAAGGCCGAGATTATCGGTTCATAGACCGCAACATATCTGAGATGTTTCAGGCGGGCGGAACCGATGTATACTTGCACAAGTATCTGGGTACAAATACCGACGAAGCAAATGCCACAGCTGATCAGCCGCATTATGCCACCACAAAAGAAACAAACATACAAGATCTGTTGTTTTTGGAGAATAGAGATCGCACATACGACACACAAATATACAGAATTCGTGGCCTTTACAATGTGCAAAACATTGACTTTAATCTAAGCCAGTTTGGCCTGTTTATTGACAACGATACCTTGTACATGACCGTACATATAAATGATTTTATCAAATACATAGGTCGTAAACCCATCAGTGGAGATGTGATAGAATTACCGCATTTGCGTGACGATTTCGCTCTTAATGATTTTGATGTTAGTTTGCCTAGATACTATGTTATTGAAGATGTGGGTCGTGCAAGTGAAGGTTTCAGTGTAACTTGGTTTCCGCACTTGTATAGATTAAAAATAAAGAAAGTCACAGACAGTCAACAATTTTCACAGATATTTGATCAACCAGCAAAAGATGCCAACGGAGATCCCATAGCAAACACCACTCTGAGAGATTTACTCAGCATGCATAATCGAGAGTTGGAAATCAATGATCAAATTGTGGCACAAGCAGAGATCGATGCACCAAAAAGTGGTTACGAAACTAGACAATTTTACACCCTGGCTGCTGATCCAAACACGGGTAATTCTTTGTTAAAAACAGCAGACGCAACTGATTTGTTAGCCAGCAGTGGTGGCAGCAGTGTGTTGGCCAGCACAGCAAGTTCTGTGCCTCAGCGTAGTGGTTATACGGGTTATTTGTTAAGCGACGGTTCGCCGGTCAATGGATATGAGTTTGGGCATGGTATACAATTTCCCGCTAACCCAGCAGCAGACGATTTCTTTTTGCGTACAGATTATCTCCCCAACAGATTGTATAGATTCGACGGGGTAATAAGTGCATGGATTGCTGTTGAAGATTCTATCAGAATGAACATGACCAATAACAACACTAGAAACACCCAGAAAACAGGATTTATCAACAACACTGCTTACACCTACAACGATGCAGTGATCACCGATTATATAAATCTATCCGAGGGTGACGTGGTAATCAACACATCAATTAGTAACACAATAACAGCAAATTATGTTGTGATCAAATTTGAATTGCAAATATTAGAATACGAAGTTGTTCGATATCCTGAATTGTTCACAACATATCAGTACACTGACAAAATAACTGGTGTACAAAAATTAGCCAAAAAGATCAATTTGCCAGTAATCAATGCTGTGCAACAGTCAATACCGTATGATGGACAATGGATCATTACTTTATACAACACTAGAGACGCTCAGAAACAAAGTCTGAGTAAGGCATTAAAACCCAGGGCAGATTTATAATGCATATCTATAAATTTACCCATTTGGAATCTAATCGATCTTACATAGGACAAACTATACAAAATAAAGGTACGAAGTCATGGAAATTAATAGACGGAAAGCGAGTCTGGTATATCAAGGAGGCTTCGGTTTAACGCCGTTGTACTAAAATCGAGTTCTTCTACGATGGGCAAATAAGACGTTACATCACACAAGTGATACGTGTGTTCAGCAATTTTGTGGTCAAATACGGCGACGGCACACTGGTGCGCATACCAGTGATGTATGGCAATACAGATAGACAAGCAGCCAGTATCATTCGTCAAAATTCAGAAAACAAAGTCAACAGCGTTCCAAGGATTGCAGTGTATGTGTCTGCACTTGCGCTGGATAGGGATAGGCTTTCAGATTCGTCATATATCAGCAAGGTAAACATTCGAGAACGAGATGTTGCCAACGACACATACACCACTGGACAAGGCCGAAATTACACCATTGAACGTTTGATGCCAACTCCATTTAAATTAACGCTGAAAGTGGACATCTGGAGTGCCAATACTGAACAAAAACTTCAAATCATGGAACAGATATTGGTGTTGTTCAATCCCAGTTTGGAAATACAAACGTCTGACAACTACATAGACTGGACCAGTTTAAGTGTGTTAAATTTAAATGACATTAGTTGGTCCAGTCAAACTGTTCCAATTGGGGCAGAAACTCCCATCGAAGTTGGAACACTCACATTGGACACACCTATATGGATCAGTCCGCCAGTCAAGGTAAAACACCTTGGTGTTGTTACAAAAATTGTTGCCAGCGTGGCTGGTAACGCAACAACCAGCGGCACTTATATTGATGGTTTAGGCACTGATCCCATGGGATCAACTTCTGTAACCAGTGGAAGTTTATTTGATTTAAGTGCAACCATTGACGATTACAGAATTGAAGTGTACGGCTCCACTGTGATATTGTTAAGTGCTAGCGAAAGTGTGATCCCAAGAGAGCCCACACTGGACATGCCTGTTAGACAAGGAACTCCAATTAATTGGGACACTGTGTTTTCCACAAGTGGTGGTCGATACATTGCTGGTAGCAGCATGATTTTTCTTGCTCAGCCCAATGGTAGTTATGTTGTGGGCACTGTTGCTATCAGTGCGCTGGACCAAACAGTGTTGAGTGTGAACTGGAATGGGGATACACTGACCACAAATACTGGCATTGATAGTAACGGTATTTTAGAAGGATCCAACAAGTTTATTGCAGGCACTGGCTCAGTTAATTACAATGCCAGCACCAGCTATCGTCCCAACAGTCCTGGTACATTTGATGCAATTGTTAATCCACTAACATATAACCCTTATCGACCACTGGGTACAGAAATAACTGACCAACCCATTGTTGTTGGTAAAAGATTTTTGATTATAGAAGATATAGGAGATATCACTAATGTGACTCCGGCACAAGCATGGGGCGCACTGGTGGCAAAGGCCAATAATATCATAGAATGGACAGGAACTGCATGGCATATAATATTTGATCACAGTCAGTATCCAGACACCATGGTGTGGCAAACGAATATATACACTGGAGTTCAGTATGCATGGAACGGAGTTTCATGGGTCAAGAGCTTTGAAGGTATATACGAGGCCAAACAGTGGAAAATAGTGTTGTAAAAGAATCAATAGTTTGCAGTGGTGCATTGTTTTATGCCAAGGCCACACGACGATTTTTACTGTTACAAAAAGCACATGGCAAACACGAAGGCACTTGGGGCCTCGTAGGTGGCACTAACATTGCTGGAGAAACTCCGTGGCAAGGTCTACAGCGGGAAATAACTGAAGAAATAGGCACAGTGCCCGCTATCATCAAAACAATTCCTTTAGAAACCTTTGTGAGCAATGATAGAGTGTTCAATTTCCACACATACCTGTGTGTGATAGACAATGAATTTGTGCCCTTGTTGAGCGACGAGCATCAAGGATGGGCATGGACCACAGTGGATCGTGCTCCTAAGCCCTTGCATCAGGGCCTACGCAATAGTTTTTCAAATAAAATTATTCGCACCAAACTACAAACTGTGTTTGATCTAGTGGATTTGATCTAACAAAAAAGCCGCATACAGCGGCTTTTTGTTGATTACGCCTGCGCTTCACCCCAACGCAGCACCACGTTGGATGTAACAGCTGAGCCAGCTGTTTTATAAATGTTAATGGCCAACACATCTGGACCGTTTGGATATGTACCTCGGCCACCAATAGTAGTATTGGTCAATTCTTTCAACTGACTCAGGTCCAAATTACTCAGTGCTCCAGATGTTGCAATGAATGAAAACACAGTTTCACCGGGCAATGCATATGGTGGTTGTCCAAAGCCAAATGTAACTTGTGTTGTGCCAGGAATAATAGTTACACCGTTGTTTAAATTCTGTGTAAATGTTACTCTGTAGTAATTAGTGCCAAAGTATGTGGGATTGGTCACACCGTTCACATTGGTACCAGCTGGGTAATTGTTGTCAGTTGAGTACACCTGTGTACCAATTGTGGCAGTTGTAGCAGACCACTCTGCTGCACTGAAGAACAACACAGATGTATTGGTAACATTGTAACGTCTAGTCACAGTCAGTGTGGTGTCTCCAGCGGTGTTGCCAGTGAATCTGCTGCTGATTTGTATATAATAGTAACTGCCGCTTGCCCCAATGAATTGAATCTGATTGCCCGAAGTGGGCACATTAGTGCCTGACAAGAAATCGCCCACAGCCAAGCCGCTTGTTTGATAACTTGCATAATCAGAGTTTGTTACAAATAAGTAGTTGACGTCGCTTCTGATCGAATTGGCGCCAAACGGAGCTGCACGAGCTGTGATAGAACCGGTTGGAAACGCTTGAGTTGTGATAGCAGTGCCCACAACAGTTGCCCCAGTGCTCCATGTCACACTACCACCAGGAGCAATTTGACTAAAACTGGGTTGGCCGCCTGCAGCTTGAGTACTTAATCCAGTCCACTGAATGTTGCTGGGGTTAGTTGGATAGTTGCTGGGATTCAAAATACCCTGAATAACAATACCACCAGTTGCTCCGCTGTCCACAGCACAGTCAATATTTTGTAGCAATAATTGCGCACGATTTAACAACTCTCTGTCGCCTAGGTCGCCTACTGTGGCATTACTGACACTGGGTGCTAGACGTAACAAGAATGCTGTTTGAATTGTGCTGGATACACTGATGTTGGTACCAACATAGTTGAACAAATATCCTCGGTCTTGGTCGAATCCACCGTCTGTAATAAATGCTGAGCCCCAGTGACTGATGTTTGGTGTGGCTGTTTGTGTTAACAAATATAGTCCAGTGCCAGTTGGCTGACCGCTACCTGTTGTGCCCTGGAATGTTCTGTTAAGACCTGATGCAAATACTGAATAATTTGTGCCGCGAGTACATCCTGTAAACGATGTTAGTGTTTTTCCAGTGTACTGAATAATTTCACCTTCTTGATTAAGCACACCAGCTGGCGGAAATAAACTGGTGTCACCAACTGATAACACAGTGTCGTTGCTGGTACACGGAGCACTCAACACAGTTCTAGGGCCTTCGTTGATAACTTCATAACGCACTGGCATGTTGCCTGAACGCATGTACGCTTCAGTATTGACGTTGCTGTGTTTTACACGATGCACTGTGATGTAATTGCCTTCAGGACCACGCAACATCCAGTCAATAAATCCAGCACCGTACCAAGTCCACTGTATACCAACCATCTGCATTTTGTTTGGGTTGAACAAAAATCCACTGGGATTGAACACACTGTTTGTTCCATCACAACGATCCAAGTTCCATGTGTTTTGAGGATGTAAAAAGTCAATTGTTTTAGCTGCTTTAACACCACTTTGCGATGAGACACCGCGGTAGTCTGGTGTAACATACATCAGCGTGTCACTTACCACATTTGATATTTTGTGTGTCATGCCTTTGATAACAATACGATCGCCTGCGGCCACTTGGGTTGAGAATCTAGTATTGGTTCCAGTCACTGTGTTGCTGTCAGGTGTCACTGATAATGTACCTGCCAGTTGGAATGTACTTGATCTATAACCTACTCCAATAGTTGTGCCGTCATATTGCCAGTACTGTCCGTTTTGTTCATCAAATGTGCCTGCACGAACTGTGGATCCATACCAAGCAATTAAACTGACTTGGCAAGGATCGCCAAACAAAGCTGTGGTATGTCCCAACACACCAGTTGCTGCAAGAGTAAACGTTCTTTCATCAGTTATACTGGCCACATTGTAAAATCCGTTGTACCCACTTGATGTTACACCAGAAATTTGAATATAAGCACCTGGTTGGAAACCATGATCTGTATCGTCTGTTGAAACAGTAATTGTTGCGCTGTATGTGACACTGGCATTGACCAGTGCCACTGTTGGTGCGGCAGAAATTGTGATAGTACCGGCACTGACTCCAGTAATAGTTGTGCCTCTTGCAAATACACCAACACCTGATGTTACCACAACTGATTGACCCGTCACTAGACCAGCCGTGCTGCCCACAGTAATAGTAGTTCCACTTCCAGCACAACCAGTTATCACTCCGTAAGTCAATGCAGGCGATGCAACTAGACTTCTTATGTCATAGCTGGGTGCCAATAATAAACCAGTGTTATAGTTAATGGCTTTGCCTGACTGATAACGTATGTATTTTTTACTCATACGTATTGCTTGCAAACCATATTGGGGGCCGCCAGTGCCCAGCATGACTCCTCCGTCAAAAGGTCTATGTATGTAAAATGCATCAGGTCTAGCATATACCGCACCATTCATTGCTGTACCAGTATCAATAGTTCCAGCGGATCTAGCTGTGTAGGTAATTGTGTTTAAAGAAACAACTGTTTCCACAAAGAACGGCCCCTGTGCAAATCCATGATTTGAACCTGTACTGGTAATTGCTGTCAATATAGTTTGACCAGCTACTAATCCGTGAAAAGTAGCAAATGTCACTGTGATAGTTGACGGACTGCTGGCATTGCTCACTGAGAAGGTAGGAACACCAATACTGGAACCAGTATACAAGCCACCTTTACGCACAATGGTGTAGGCAGCACTGATAACATCGCCACTATTTACGCCTGTCTTTGACTTGGCATAATAAGTGAAACTGGTAGGTGTAGGCACTGAGTTGACAAAAAACGAACCCTCCGCTCGACTGAATCCCAAAATGGTGTTTAGATAACCCTTGACTGTTACCGGTTGTCCTGCCACTAAACCATGCACTGCCAATGTGTTCACTGTGATCAAACTTGCACCCACTCCGCCTGCTCCCACAGATGCATCTGTAGTTACTGTGGTAATTGCCATGTCGCTGCCTGAAATTTCATATATTGATGGATAATTATTCAGCAAAGACAACTGTTGCCACTTGGTGGGCTGTAATCCGTACTCAAAGTCAGCGTCAAGCATGGATTGCGGTTGCGACATGCGAGTACGTTCCCATGCATCCGTGCCAGCAACAGCCATTTTTACCAGTTGGTAAGGCGTATCAACGAATATTTGCAGATTGTCAGTTGCATTCATTGCTGTGGTTGCCACAGCTAGGGTGATTGTTGTGTATCCGTCACTGTTTCCCAACTGTCCTGGGAACGATGGATGTGCAGCTCTAGTAAACGTTGCTGTTGTGCCAGTATTGCCAACGTTGGCAAAATTATATATAATAACATTGCTAGTGGTATTGGTTATCAATAACAGTTGATTTAATGTGTAATTGCCTGGCAATATAATTGTACCTGCGCCGGCACCACCTGGTGTAAAAACATATGTTCGTAAAAGCTGTTTTGCCATTTTATTTCGTTTCCATTTTTATTGTTAACTTAGTCCTACAGACAATGCAATTGCCTGTGCATCCACATATTGTTTGTTTGTTAAATGTCCTGCGGCTGTGGGAGCAGCGGTTGCTGTAATATTTCCTGAAAATGTTGCAGTGGTTGCTGTGTAATTTCCACTAAATGATCCTGTAGCAAAGCTACTTATTCCAATCACCGTTAATGAGGTCAATGCTCCCACACTGGTTAGGCTAGATGCAAGCACATTGCTTGCCAGTGTAGCGCCTGTCAAATTTCCTGCTGTGATAACCGAGCCGCCGCCTGTGTTGAGAGTAGTCCAAGATAAATTGCCAGCGCCATCGCCAACCAGCACTTGGCCAGTAGTTCCACGAGCTGCTGGAAAAGTATAATTAGGAAAACGTGTTGAACCGTCGGCTCTAAAACTCCAAGACTGTGAATTATTGCTGACAATGCCTATGTTGTTGGCGCCGTCAATTGTCACTGTGCTGTTTTGTGCAAATAAACTAGCAGCATATCCAGAAACGTTGCCTACAATAGGATTAACAACAGTCAAGCCGTTAAGTGTTCCTAGGCTAGTCAAACTACTGCCTGTAATACCCGAACCCAGTGTGGTTGGACTTAATAATACCGTAGCACCGTTAGTAATATTACCGCTGTTTATTACTAGATTTCCGTTCATACTGATATTTCCGTTGGCGTCTACGGCAAAATTAGGGCTGGAGAACCCCGTTGCAGACGACAGCGGATCTATTGTAAACGGACTAGTTAAGTTTGCCATTCTGAATTCCTTGTAGTATATTTATCACATGCTGTGATTTGTGGTTTTTATCAATTAGCCGGCAGACAAGAAATACATCATTGCTGAAATTACCAAACCTGGTTGTAATCCTGGATTTGTAGTTATCGCACCACTAGCACTTGTTAATACCAGTTGTTGCGAATTAACAGTGTTTATGATATCGCTTGGTTGTAAATTGCCAGCTGTTCCTGTAATAACCGAAGTGCCATTGTTTAAACCTAAAACTCCAGTGTTGAGCAACTGTATGTAGTCACCATGAGTGGCATCTTGAGACACCAAAATTGTGCTGATACCAGCTTGCCTGCCAGCTGTTCCTGAGTAACTGGCGCCAGTGCCTAATATTTTGAACGTGCTGGCAATGCTTGTAGCAGAAGAAAATCCAGCAGCTGGGTTGGTATCACCATATAATTTGTTATAAACACTGACATTGTTGCGAATTGTCAACGTGTTGGTACCTGATTGACTTGTTGTAATTCCGTTTGCACCAGTTATGATGTTGGTTGTTTGTGTCTTTGTAACAACATCGTCGGTGGTGAGTGTTTGGCCATCTGCAGTAATAGTTAATTGATTAGTTGTTGACTTGGTTGTGAGTGTTATGTGGTCGCCCTGAACCACATTCAGTGTGGTTGATCCAGATGTAATACTAGTTGGTGCAAATCCAACACCTACTGAATTTGTATATGGAACACCGTAGAATGTATTTCCAATTACATATGGATATGTTGGTTTTAAACTGGTGTCAACTGTTGTAAAATAAGCATATGTTCCACTAGGATAATCAGGTGTTACACAATATCGTCCGTTGTGCTCATCTAAGTCACCACCTCCAACATATGAATAGTCTTGAACAAATGTACCTAGCGGATACTTGCCTTCTGTTGCTAGTCCCACTGGCGGCAATATAGGTACTGGTAATCCGCCAACAATTCTAATTATTGCTGTTCGTGTGGTGTTAAGCGAATAACCACTGGTAATTATTTTCACAGTACTGGTGTTATCTGTAGGCGTGGTATAGCCGTATGGTCCGTACACAGGATATCCGTCTAATGCAAATCCTAAAATTTTGCTGTGACCGTCTTCATGTTGCAACTTTCCGTTAAGATAAGGAATTAGTGTGGCATCAGACGTTCCAGTTGGGTATCCTCCCTGTGTGCCGCCATTGGCGTATCCAGATCCGTTTGTCCATGCTGTGCCAAACTTAAAATCTCTATAATTATATGTGCCAGTAATAGCAGGATCAGTTATGCCGCCGGCTAGATCGTTTCCAAACACATAGCCGTTGTCAATACCAGATTGATAAGAAGTATTGTATTCCCACTGAGGGTAATATATATTTGGATTATTATTGGCGGGACCGGCTGCTGTTTTAGGACTATACATGGCCACACCGTTCAGCCAGTATCCTATAGCAGTGTATGATAAACTAATAAAATTTGGGAAGGATGGTTGATTTGTTCCTGCCCTTAATGTCCAAGTTAGATTATAATTTTGATTAATTGGAATAACTGGGGAAGTTGGATAATTGCCATAGCTGTGATAAGGTAAACCAGATGACTGCAACGTGATACGGCCGTTGGTCAGTGTCCATGTTGTTGACTGAGTAGGTCTTGAAGATCCCAATTGGATGGTGGTTGCGTTGCTGTTTAAGGAAACTTCAGTTGATTTAATTAAATTTATAGCAGGATTAATATCGCTTTGGCCTAACACTGAAATTTGTGTAATGCCTTGATTTTTGATAGTAATACTTCTGTCACTTTGATTTGATGATATCTTAATACCGTTTTCAGCTTTTAAATTTAAATAATCGTCGGCTACTTTGGCATCAATTGTTTTTTGACCTGGTATAATTATTGAACTAAAACTTCTTACTGGCTGAATAACATTTAACAAATTGTTTAATTGAGTAGGACTTGTGGTAAATGTTAATTGCTGATTAACTCCAGCTAAAATAGTTGTTGATAAAAATCCTGTTATAACTAACGAACCAACTCCAGCTGTGCTGGACACAGGCGTCCACGATTTTACTAGTGCATTTACTGGAAGAAGTGTGTTGGATACCCGTTGTCCAACAAGTATTGTGCCAGTAACAGTTGATAACGGAACGTTGATTGTCAGTGTAGTTGCATTGTATGCATGATTCCAATAGCATGCTCCAGTAATAGCTGGGGCATTCATAGGTTTTACAGGCAAGCTAGTTTTGGCATAGTTTGCAAATAGTGTTATGATGCTGCCCTGTACCATAGAACTGGCTGGCTCAACTATCAAGCCAGCATGCGAATTTGTTGCTGAAGATCTAACATTGATCAGTGGGCGAGTAAGACTAGTTCTGCCGTACACGGTAATACTGCTTTGTCCAGGCATTGCTACCAGTGTAGCATGGATAGTTTCTCGCTCATTTAATCCGTATTCAGCATTGATAATATATTCTGCTGATACAAAGTCACCAATGTACCATGTGTCAATTTCTGTACTAGTATAGATGGCTAAACCGGTACTTTGATACGATAAATTAGTGCCGCGGGCCAGCTGAATCGTCGAATTACTGCCGCGGGTAAAAAACGTATTAGCTATTTGAGTCATTGATCAATCCCAGTTTAAGTATTTATTCAAATATCTATTCAAAAATCTAGTAATAACCCTGTATTTTAGCTAATTAAGTTTGCCATAGAGATTTACTTTTATTATAAAGGCTGTTAAAATACAGTATGAACCTACGAAACCTACTAGACAAAGATGTTGATATTGCATCTTTACAAAAAATACCAAACTTTTCATCTCAGTTTACAAAACCAGTTATTGGTATTTCACGTGACGGTGTTATCAACTATGCAAAAACCAGCCATGTGACCAAACCAGACGAATTTGAAATTATACCCGGAGCTGCAGAAGCTGTGGCAGTGATGCGAAAAAAAGGCTACCGCATTGTAATCCTGTCCAACCAATATGGCATTAGCGAAGGCAGATTGACCACCGCTGAAGTGGATGTGGTTAATCAACATATGCTGGAACTGTTTGGTTCAGCAGGGTGCCCTAGTATAGACGCCATGTATTATTCCACTAGCAAAATGAAAGAAGATATGTTTGCGTTACCTAATATTGGTATGTTTCATCGAGCAGAGCGTGAACACAATGTTAAATTTAAAGAAGGCTGGTTTGTGGGTGATAAAATCAGTGATTTAAAAGCCGCTGAAAATATCAAATCGAAGCCTGTGCTGATCAAGTCTGGTGAATGGGTGGAAACTAGCAAGAAGTTGGAAACATTTGCTAATCGAAACTTGCGTAAACGCACACAAGTATTTGATAGCTTGATGGCATTTGCTGACAGTTTAAACTAAATTAGTTTTTTGGCCAATCAATTGCCACTTCGTCAATGTTAAAATCGTGGTAAAAATACTGAGTTCCAGTTCTAGGTATTTTAGTGACCCACTCTCCATTAATTAACACACCGCTTTCACTAGATGTAGGACCGTGATATTCAGTACCGTCAGCCATGTAACAATTATCCACCGTTATAATTGGGAGATTTGTTAGAAACGACGCACGTCTTAAACATATATCGTGCCAATCATTAGCTATTTTGTCTGCTAGTTCTACACTAGGTTTGTTTTTTACTGACACATTACGTGCTGCATTAGTTGAGTGTATTATTAATTTTGCGCCTTGCGCATTCAATTTCAAAATTGGGGTCATTTCCTCAGGTGATGACACATACATATCTATACATATTAGGCCGCCAACAGGTATAAGTTTATTTTTAATTGGCAAGGGTATCAATGTTGCATTGTTGTCGCCCGTTACACCGATTGTTCGATCAAATTCGATGGCATACCTTTTATTAGTAACGCCGCACAGCAACCCTTTCCGATTGTAAAATCTGATCTGATTACGTCTTACAGTTTTATCAACTTCTGCTTCGTCCCATATTGTACCTAGACACAGACCTATTTTTTTACTGGCTGCATATTTTTCTATCGTGGACATTGCAGTTGCTACACTTTTAATAGAAGCGTCGTCTGTTGTATAATATCCACTCAGTGATGCTTCAGGAGTTACTAGATAATCCACCTTGTTCTCTGCAGCCCAGTCTATTGCTGTTTTAATAGTTTTGATATTCTGTTGTATGTCAGGTGTAACAGGAATCTGCGCACCTCCAAATCTTATGGTATTTTTCATGATAATTTGGATTTAGGAAGATCAGCTAAGTCTATTGCTATTTTTTTAATATCAAAATCATGATACGAATATTGGGTACCTGTTCTTGGAACTTTATTAACCCATTTACCACCAATGCAAAATCCACTCTGAGTTATAGTTTTTCCGGTATAAGGCTCTCCGGACATTGTGTAAGAATTATCTGCGGAAATTACTGGAAATAACAAATATGAAATTCGAGTTATGTTTGCTTCAAGCCACTGTTCTTCAAGTTTATCTTTGAATTTATCTAAACCACGTTCTGCATTAGTTGAATGTATCAGTAATTTTGCACCCATAGTGAAATACTGTTGTGGAAGACCACCATAATTACTTAAATGTCCGTATAAATCTGCACAAATTAATCCAGCAACTGGAATAACTTTATCTTCAAACGGTATGAGGACTCCTGCTAACCCTTCTCCTTTTACAATGCCAATTTCTAAATCCAAAGGAGTTAATACTTGTTTATTGGTCGAACCTAAAAATCTACCTTCTTTTGTATAAAATCTAATTTGATTTCTTTTTACAAGTTTCTGCTCGTGTCCTGGTTCGTTATACTCTACCCACAGTGTGCCCAAACATAATCCAACATTTTTTGATATTGCGTACATTTCTATTTCATGTAACCCACTATTTAAAAACTCTAAATCTCTATAGTAGCTTGTAGAATACCCACTGAGTGATGCCTCAGGAGTTACTAGGTAATCCACCTTGTTCTCTGCAGCCCAATCGATTGCTTTTTTAATAGTTTCAATATTTCGTTGTTGGAACGGGGTGACAGGAATCTGCGCCACTCCAAATCTTATAGTTTTTATTATTTTCATATTATTTTTAATTAATAAGGATTTCTTTCTAAAATAAGATCGTTTAATACAAAATCGTGATAAAAATATTGTTCACCAAGTCTTGGAACTGTATTAACCCATACGCCACCAGCACATACTCCGCTTTGAGTCATGGTTTTTCCATCATAATGCTCACCGGTCATTGTACAAGAATTATCTACAGAAATTATCGGCCGTAGCTTAAATGATACACGTCTAATCCACGATTCTATCCACATTTCTTCTATTTCATCTCTTAAAGGATCTAATCCTCGTTCGGCATTGGTAGGATGTAAAAATAACTTGGCTCCGGAATCATATAATTGTTCTGGGAGTCCGCCACGGCCGCTATTTAAACCATACAAATCAGCACATATAAATGCTGCTATTGGTATATGTATTTTTTCAAAAGTTAATAATATTCCTGTTAAGTTTACGCTATCTACCAATCCAAGCAACTGATCGTGAGGAGTTGTAACAGTTTTGTTAATTACACCAATAAACTTTCCGTCTGCTGTATAAAATCTCAGTTGATTTCGTTTAATTTCTTTTAACGTATTGTCTTTTTCATATTCAGATTCTATCCATAGTGTGCCTAAACACAATCCAACGTTCATTAATGCAGCATATACTTCGATCTCTTTAAGAGAATCTGCCAGAACTGCAACATTGTCACACCAAGTTGTAGAGTATCCACTAAGTGATGCCTCAGGAGTTACTAGGTAATCCACTTTGTTTTCTGCAGCCCAATCGATTGCTTTTTTAATAGATTTGATATTTTTTTGTATATCGGGGGTAACAGGAATTTGTGCTCCACCAAATCTTATAGTTTTATTTAAAATTTCTATCATGGTTATTCTTGATTAAGAATTCTAATTAATTTTTTATTTTCTGGTAGATACAAGTATTCAATTTCGCTTCTTGCAAGTGTGTCCAATGCGTCTTCTAATGTTTCAACCAACGGGTCTCCGCCCAAGTTAAAACTGGTATTAAACAAAATTGGTACTCCTGATTCTTTGTAAAATTCACTAATTAAATCATAAAAATGTTTATTTTGTTCTGCAGTAACTGTTTGTATACGGCAAGTGCCATCTACGTGAATAATACTGGGTATTTTTTCAGCAATTCCGGGTTGACAATTAACAGCATACATCATACTGGGACTTTCTTCCATGCCTCGCAAATCAAACCAATCGTGCGCATGTTCTTTAAGGATTGTTCCAGCAAACGGTCTAAAATATTCTCGATGTTTTACACTATTGACAAAATCTTTGCCATCCAACACTGTAGGATCAAATAAAATACTACGATTGCCCAACGCTCTGGGCCCGTTTTCACTGCGTCCTTGGAATACGGCCACAATATTTTTATTGCGTAATAAATCAACAACATCTTTATGTGTTGCATTTATAAATTCGGCATTATCAAATAATGCACAAGTTAATTCGATATCGTCGTCGGTATACGTCTTATGTAATCCCAGATATAAATTATCTTTGAATTTAGTAATAGTAGAATCGTTAACTGCAGATCGATATATCATCATAGCTGCTCCCATTGCAGTTCCAGCATCATTGCTGATAGGTTCTACATATAAATTTATACCTTTTTCTTTTAATTTGTCAAGGTAAAAATAATTAGCCACACAGTTAAGTCCATATCCACCACTTAACACTACATTATTTTTTCCAGACATTTCAACTGCTTTAAAAATTAATTGTAACACCTGTTCTTGTGTCTGTGTTTGGCATGCGTATGCAAGGTCACGACGATTTTCCAGTTCAGAGAGATCATTTGAGTTATGTTCATCCAAGAAACTATATAAGCTATGGTTGATGATTGCACCATTTGGATATCTCGGAATAACTAAATTTCGATTAGAGTTTGGATGGGTCCCTGTGGTATCGAATAACGGCGGAATACCATTGTTGAGTTTTCCGTAAGGAAACAATCCCATAGTTTTTCCAGCTTCAATAGCACTAAATCCACAATACTCTGTTACAGCTTCATAAACTTTAACAATTCCAGCATAATCTCCAATTCTGGCTTCGTGAGTTGTTTTTTCGTTATATCGATCTCCAGAGAAATTCTTAATAATTGCGCCCGGTTTGGGTTCTCTAATTCCAATATGTTTGTATAGTGTTGTAAAATTTGCAGGGTATGCACAATCAAAAATACTTTCAGTTTCCCAGCCGGTTAATTTTTCTCCTTGAAACTCCAGTTCTAAAAATGTGCCAGCGCCGTCCACAATTACAGAAACTGCTTCTTCGAAGCCTGATCGATAAAATGCACAAGCTGCATGTAACTTGTGATGTATGTGGCTGAGATCAATAACTTGAGGATGCTTCCACTTGTCCGCTTTTCTATCAATCAATCCCAATTTACGAGCAAAACCAGTGTACATATCGTCACCAGTAAAGTCAATTTTACCAGCAGTTTCTTTAGGAGTAGTATGTGCAATAACAAGGTAGTCTAATTTGGGTGTGTAGTCAAGTATTTTAAGCATGGTTGCCAATGGGCCCCCGTCGTATTTTTGACGGGTAAGTCGCTCCTCTTCAATGCTGAACACAATTTCTCCGTCTTTCAGTAAACAAACTCCGGCATTATGGCCACGTGTTATCCCCGCTACCCAAATATTTTTTTTATTTTCTGACATATTTTAGTTTTCCTTTATTGTTTTACAAAGTTATCATACATCTCGAATACTGATTCCACAATAGCGTTTTCAACTTTATCATTCATTGCCATAATTCCATCATTATTCATGTCTGCATACTCGTCTGCAGTTATCCGTATAGGGCTGTAAATTCTAGCTCCTTCCCCCATATCCAACACTCGGATATTTTCACAAGCAGGATATGATACATTGATAGGAAATGTCGATCCCACCACAGTTACAGCTGGTTTATTCAGCGCATATGCAATGTGTTGAGAAACACTGTCGCATGATAGTATTACATCTGCATTTTTAATAATGCCAGCCCACTGACGAATAGGAATGTTGGCGGGCACTGCAACTTGCTCCTTGCAGCCCAATGTTTGAAAATTCAATGGTAATTCAGTCATAACAATAACTGAAAAATCTTTTTGTAACTTATTAATAATATTTACAACATTACCCAATTCAAAGCTGCGGCCAGATGGGTCTGTTACAATATCGCCTTTCATGTTTACGCCGCGGCCAAACGGCTGGAATACTATTGTTTTAGATTTACCAGTCTTTGAAATTACATCTTTTATGCCAAATTTGCCGTTGGTAATTTCGTCTTGTGTTAACTTTAGTGTGGGCCTGGGCAAATCTCTAACACCGTTGTTATTGATTTCAATATCAAATGCTTGACTAAGAGAACATTTTTGGTTGAAATATTCCCAAACTCTATACGGTTCTGGTGTTACCAAATCCATATCAATTAATTTATCGTGGAATAGATTTTTGTGCCAATTATCGTACACACGATTATGAAGTTTGGGGTGTGCTTTGAAGAAGTCAGTGCCGCCTTCACACACTATTAAAAATTTTTCATCTGGATGATCTTCTGCATATTTTTCCAATGCAGGAACTGCACATATAACTCGGCCAGCGCCGCCGTTGATAAAAAATGCTTTGGGTCTTGAACTCATTAAAATGCCTCAACTGTTAGTAGCATTATATATGCATTTATCTAACAAGTCAAGGCAATTATGAGTCTATAGTGTGTATTTTGAATTAATGAGTATGACTTGAATCATCCGATGGAATACACTTACGATGTACTGGGTCACCGTTTTCTTCACACACTTTGCAGTGGTGTTCGTGGGCAGTACGTATAAGATGTGCAGTAAGTTCAATATCTGGATTACTGTCAATCAATTGCTGACGAATTATGTCATGTTCATCAACTCTATGACAGTGACTCGGGTGCGCATCGGTTAAACGCTCATCACACCAGCAATAAGAGAGAGATTCTTGGTAAACAAGCGCACCCTCAACTAGAGCTGCTTCCGATGGGGACATTGGGTTCTTTGAACGAAGCAAGCCGCTGCCCACTGGTCTGTCAGCCTTTTCATGCGGAGTACTTCCCCAGTATTTGGTTTGATAATACGGTTGTAGTTCAATTGCCAACCAATCTTCGTTTTTCTGAGTACCAGACCCTAGACCAATTGGTATAGAGTTATCTAAACTAACAGTGTCGATGTCTGGCCATGCTATTTTCCATGGATGTTTTTTACTAATTTCGTTTGATAGCACATAGTCGATAATTTCTATGCAATATTGAGCTTTTTGCATACGTTCAGCTGACATGTAGCCCTTCATTCGTTCTTGTATAACACCTCTATGGGAAATGCCTTGACTAACTAGCATTTCCCAAGATATAGCCATTTGCCACCATGCATATGTAACCACTCCTCTTTCATCAAT